TGGTACGACGACAAAAAGCGTCGCCCATGCGCCGAGTTTGTGCCCATCGACAACATTTTGCTGCCCTTTGCAGCCGCCAACTTCTACACCGCCCAGCGTGTGACCGAGGTGGATGACATAACCGACTGGGAATTCAAGCAACGCATCGCCCGTGGCCTGTACCGCGATACCAGTTACATCCGCGCAACCATGGAGCCGACCGAAACGGCGGCAGAAAAGGCCAACAACAAGGTTGAAGGCCGGGCATACGTTGACAGCGATGACGGCTTGCGCAGGGTTTTCCACATTTACACATGGCTGGAGTTGGAAGATGACGGGCACAGCCAGGGTGAAAGCGCCCCCTACATCCTGATGATCGACCAAACCGAGAGCAAGGTGCTTGGTTTGTATCGCAACTGGGAAGAGGGCGACGCAACCATGACCAAACTGGATTGGATGGTCGAATTTAAATTCATCCCATGGAGGGGAGCATATGCAATTGGATTACCGCACCTTATTGGCGGCCTGTCGGCTGCGCTTACAGGCGCTTTACGCGCTTTGCTGGACACGGCCCATGTCAACAATTCGCTCACGGCTCTCAAGCTCAAAGGAGCAAAGGTAAGCGGGCAGTCCCAGCAGATCGAAATCACCCAGGTGACCGAGATTGAGGCCGGACCGGGCGTGGATGACATTCGCAAGGTGGCCATGCCCATGCCGTTTAACCCTCCCAGCCCCGTTTTGTTCCAGCTTTTGGGCTGGTTGAACGATGCAGCCAAGGGTGTGGTTAGCACCAGCGAAGAAAAGATTGCCGATGTCAACCAAAACGCACCGGTGGGCACCACGCAGGCGCTGATTGAGCAAGGTGCCAAGGTATTTTCGTCAATTCACGCCCGTGTCCACGACAGTCAGCGTCGAGTGCTGATGATTTTGGGCCGAATCAACCGCTGGTATCTGCCCGAGATGCGCCGTGGCGACGTTGTGTCTGAATTGCTGATTTCGCCCGAGGATTTCAAGCGAAACACTGACGTTGTGCCGGTCAGTGACCCGCACATCTTCTCGGAAACCCAGCGCATGGCGCAAAACCAAGCTGTGATGCAGCTTATGAGCCAGTATCCGCAGTCATTTGATGTGAATGCGGTGCTGACGCGGGTTTTGAAGCAGATGAAGGTGCCCAACATCACCGAATTGATGCCCAACACGGCCAAACCGGTGGAAATGGACGCTGCCGACGAAAACATGGCCATGGCGCTGGGCAAGCTGGCCTTTGCATACCCCCGCCAAGACCATTTGAGCCACATCCAGGCCCACTTAAACTTCCTGACCGACCCCAGCCTAGGTGGCAACAAATTAATTGCTCAAAAGGCCATTCCCGCTGGCATGGAACACCTCAAGCAACACATGCTGCTGTGGTACACCAACCAGATGAAACAATACGTCAAGGGTGGCGCACAAATCAACTTGGACAAATACGCCGAGAGCAAGTTTGTAGACAAGATTGACCAAGCCGTTGCCCTGGCCTCGGACCACGTCAAGATGGATGCGGCACAAGTGTTTGCCGGTGTGTTGCCAGCACTGGAGCAGTTGGGCCAGATGATGCAGCAGTTTGTACCGCCCCCGCCCCCGCCCGATGGCGATGCCCAGGCCGTCATGCAGGCATCCATGGCAGAGACCGAGCGCCGCAAAGCCCGCGATGCCGAGGACATCAAGCTCAAGCAGCGCGATCAAGAGATCAAGGTGGCGATGAACGCCGAAAACAACTTGACCAAAGAGCGTATGAAGTCGGCCGATTTGTCGGTTGATGAAGTGCGCCTCCAGCAAGAGCAGTCGCAAACGGCTGTAGCATTGAATGAACAAACCCAGCAACACCTAGGAGGTTAATCATGAAGAAGCCCGAATTTAGCTATGACGACAACCAGCAAATTGAAAATATGAATTTGCATCAGCGCATGAAGCGCGGCCATTGGGTTGATGGCGAATCGTACAAAGAAGAATCCAAAGCGACCATGAGCGAAGCCAACAGTGATCACGGTAAATTTGACTCGGCCATCGAGAAGAAAAACGCTTGAAAACCATATCGGATTTGATTGGCGGAATTAAGGTCCGTCAAGCTGAATTGGCCGCAAGTCTGGCGCATGGAAATGCGTCCGACTATGCGGTGTATCAGCGTCTGGTTGGCGAGTATCAAGGTTTGCAAACTGCGATGGATATTCTCAACAACCTTTTGAAAGAAGACGAAAACGATGAGCGATAGCACGGTAGAGGGTAATGCCTCTGATTTACGGGAAGCATTTCCTGTTGTAGACCCCGGTGCGAAGCCTTTAGGTGCAAGAGTTCTGGTGCAATTGCGCCGCACAAAAAGCAAAACTTCGGCAAGCGGGATTATTTTGGTTGAAGAAACCAAAGAAACCGAGAAATGGCAAAACATGGTGGGCAAAGTGATTGAGCTTGGCCCATTGGCGTTCAAAAAACGCGACTCCATGGAACCATGGGTTGAGGGCATTTGGTGCGAGGTGGGTGACTACATCCGCGTGCCCAAGTGGGGAGGCGACAGATGGGAAGTTCCCATCCCTGGCGCACCCAAACACGAAGACCCGGTGTTGTTCATGGTCCTCAATGACCACGAAGTCATTGCCAAACTTACTGGTGACCCCCTTGCAATGAAGGCTTTCATATGAACCAAGCGACTGAACCCGCAGAAAATCAAGAAGTCATCTACATTCAAGAGTCCGCCGATGGTGGAATCGTGGCCGATCTGCCCCCAAGCATCCCAGGGGGCGACCCCCAGCCTGCCGCAGATAGCGATGATGACGATCATGCCGCCCAACAGGCCGAAATTGCGGCCACCGGGCGTGTAGACCCAGATGCCGAAGCCATGCGTGAGGCCAAACGCCTCAAGCGACGCTCACGCAAGGACTACCACAAGCAAGTTGCAACCGAAAAAGACCTAAAGCTCCAGCAGCTAGAGCGTCAAAATCGGGAATTGCTCGAGAAAATGTCGCACATTGAGCGCCGCGTGGCTCAAGGTGACATGGAAAAGCTGGAAAAGCGCATTTCTGACGAGCAAAACCGAATCCAGTTTGCCAAGCAGAAGATGAAAGAGGCCACCGAAACCAACAACGGTGACCTTTTGGTCAGTGCGCAAGAAATGCTCCAGCAGGCGACCAAAGATTACGATAATTTGGACGGTTATCGCCGCCGGGTGACTGAGCAACCCCAGCAACCCAAGCCCGTGGTGATGCCAAACCCCGAGGTCCAAGAGTTGGCGGCCCAATGGCTGGCCAATAACTCATGGTATGACCCCCAGGGGCGCGATGCGGACTCACGCAAGGCGTTAAACCAAGACGTGACGCTGGAAAAGGACGGTTATGACCCCGCAACGCCGGAATATTGGAACGAATTGGACCGCCGCTTGCAAAATATCATTCCCCACCGTTATACTGACAGCGTTGACAATGAACCAAGGAGTTCCTCACGACCGAGAAACGCGGTTACAGGCTCGGGCCGTCAAGTTGCACCCCAGGGGGAAGCACGCAACCAGATCACGCTCTCGCGGGATCAGGTAAATGCGATGAAAGATGCTGGGATGTGGGATGACCCCGAAAAACGAGCGAAGATGATTCGCCGTTACGCCATTGAATCACGAAATATTGGAAATAGGAGCTAAACCATGGATCAACGTCTCAAAAAATCACTCTCTGCTGGTGGGCGCGAGTCCCGCGCTAGTCATGACCCCGTTCGTGAGGCACCAGAGGAAAAGTTCGTTTCAGCCGATGAGCGTCGCAAGATGTGGAAGGATGAATGGACACAAAGCGCATTGCCCAATGTCCCTGGTTTAAAGGGATTTCACCTTTGCTGGTTATCAACAACCAACGGCTACGACAGCATTGATAAGCGTATGAGACTCGGCTACACGCCCGTGAAAGCGGATGATGTTCAAGGGTACGAAAATTGGCGCGTAAAGGCTGGTGAGCATGTAGGTTTCATCGCGTGCAACGAGATGCTCTTGTTTAAGCTCCCAATGGAGCAATACCAAGATGTCATGTCGCACTTTCACCATGAAGCACCGCTGGAAGAAGCGAACAAAATTCGCCTTCAAGCTGAGCAGCAGGTGGGCCGTGATAGCTCAGGCAAACGCCTGGGTCAAGTTGAAGGCGAAGGGTTGGACAACATTGACAAACCGATACCTGCACCCGAATTCATTGGGTAAGGTAAGTTGTAATTCAACAAGGAGTTAGACTATGTCTTCAACAAATGCTCCGTTCGGCTTGCGTCCCGCTTTCCACCCCTCTGGTTTGGATCGCGCTCAGGCACTTGCTGGCGGTATTGCTTCGGGGTACGCCTCGAACATCTTGAAGGGGCAACCCGTCAAGTACAGCCCCGCTGCGGGCACCATAATCATCGCCACCGTCGGCGCTGCATTCTCTGGTGCTTTTGCTGGCGTTGAATGGACCGACACCACTGGCCGTCGCCGTGTGAGCAACTACTGGCCTGCCAGCACTGCCTACACCACCGGCTCATGCATTGCGTATTTTTACAACGACCAAAACATCGTTTATGAAATTCAGACCGATGCGACCATTGCTCAGACCTCCATCGGGAATGAGTACAACTTCTCAAACATTGCCGCCGGGTCTACTACGACTGGCTTGTCGCAAGCTACTTTGGGCGTGTCCACTGCTGTGGGCAACGGTTCACAGGGCGACATGCGTATCGTGGACATTGCACCCTACGCTGACAATGCTTGGGGCGACCCATACGTCATCGTGCGTGTGGTTGTTGCAAATTCGCAGATGTTCGGTGCAGTCACCGCATTTGCTTAATAAGGAGTAAAACACCATGGCCGCACCAATGCGCAGTACAGACTTTAGAAGCATCGTTGAGCCTATTCTCAACGAGTGCTTCGATGGAGTCTATGACCAACGTACCGACGAATGGTCACGAGTTTTTCGTGAGCAAGAAGGTATTCCCCGCAACTACCACGAAGAGCCTGTTCTCTACGGTTTTGGTGCTGCACCGCAACTGCCCGATGGCAGCCCGGTGACGTACCAACAAGGTGGTGTCCTGTTCCTCAAACGCTATGTTTACAGTGTGTATGGCCTCGCCTTCGCATTGACCAAAGTGTTGGTGGAAGACGGCGACCACATCCGTATCGGTCAGGTGTACGCAAAGCATTTGGCTCAATCTCTGATTGAAACCAAAGAAACTTTGTCGGCTAACGTGCTGAACCGCGCTTTCAACTCCAACTATGTTGGTGGTGATGGCGTTGCACTGAGCAGCGCGTCTCACCCTATCGTGAACGGTACCGCCAGCAACTTGCTGACCACCGCCGCCAATCTGTCGCAGACCTCCCTGGAGCAAATGCTGATTCAGATTCGCCAAGCTGTGGACAACAACGGTAAAAAGATTCGCTTGGTTCCCCGCCAATTGGTGGTGGCTCCTGGCAACATCTTCCAAGCCGAAGTGTTGTTGAAGTCGGTTTTGCGTACCGGCACCGCGAACAATGACATCAACCCCGTCAAGGCCATCGGCCTGTTGGACGAAGGTGCTGCCATCCTGTCGCGTTTGACCAGTTCCACCGCATGGTGGGTGCAGACCGATGCCCCCGAAGGCATGAAACTGCTCATGCGCCGTAAGCTTGAGAAAACCATGGAAGGCGATTTTGAAACCGACTCCATGCGTTACAAAGCAACCGAGCGTTATGACGTAGGCTTTACCGACTGGCGTGCAATGTACGGCACACCCGGCGTGTAAGTAGACGGGGGGTTGGGCAAAACCCAGCCCCCTTTTTCGTTTTAAGTTGTCAAGCTTTTCAAGGAGAAGACAATGCCCCAATTTTCAGATGACCTCTACCTGGGTTCTGCCGTTACCTACATGGGTACCGATACATACTCTGCCACCTCAACTTTTACTGGTTCAATTGCAACCACCACATTGACCGTCACAGCAATGCTGTCTGGCGACCCAATTGTTGTTGGCATGTACATTGACAGTTCAACCTCGCTTACCAATGGAACGTACATCACGGCCTTTGGTACTGGCACTGGCGGCACCGGCACTTACACCGTAAGCGCCTCACAAACTGTCGCAAGCGCAACCATCATTGGTTCTGGCAATGCTTTGACTGGCAACCCTTCAAAACCTGACATTGGCGTCGGCCCTGTGGGTCGCATTTTTGTTTGGGATGTTGTGCCGCAAGCAAAGCTGACAACCAACATTGTTGCCGCCGCAATCGCCGCATCTGGGTCATTGACCTTGGCGGCTGGCGCTGGTGTTCAATCAGTAACTACGACAAGTGGCACCACTGTGTTGCAACTAGACTGCCCCCGCGCTGTTGCAACCACAACTGGCGCTGGCTCACCCAGCACGGTTAACATTACCGTCTCTGGCTATGACTACTACGGTCAAGCCATGAGCGAAGTGATTGCAACCGGCACCGTTGCCTCAACAACCGTCAATGGTAAAAAAGCCTTTTACCAAATCAGCGGCATTACATCTTCGGGTGCTAGCGTTGTGACTGTCGCTGTGGGCACCACCGACCTCCTTGGTGTGCCTGTTCGCGTCACTGACCGTGGCTACATCACCCGCGCTGGCTGGGACAACACCTTGGCTGAAGATGCTGGCACCTTGAC